AACGCCTGAACCAACGCCTGAACCAACGCCTGAACCAACGCCTGAACCAACGCCTGAACCAACGCCTGAACCAACGCTTGTCCCTGCTCCGCAGGTGGACGTGAAAGCCCTGGTTTCTGAGATCGTCGAGGCGACCAAGCCACAGGCGGCACCAGCTGAGAAGCCCGCACCGGAAGCACCCGCTCTTTCAAAAGAAGAAATCGAAGCCGAGGAGCAGTTCAAGAAGGACTGGCCTGAGCACGCCGCCCGCGAGGAGCGGTTGAAGCGAGAGCTTGAGGCGCTGAAGAACACCTTCACCGAGACGCTTGAGGCCATCCTGGGGCAGATCAGCCCGCTCGCGCAGACCGTCCAGATGACGGCGCAGGAGCGCCACCTCCAGATCATCACCACGGCGCACCCGGACGCACTGGACATCGTGCCCAAGGTGGAAGAGTGGATCGGCACCCAGCCCAAGATTTACCAGGGTGAGATGAAGCGCATCATCGAAGGTGGCTCCGCTGCCGAGGTGGTGGAACTGCTCAATCTCTACAAAGGCGCGACCGCCCCGCCAGAACAACCGGCCAAGGCCAAGACCGACCCGGCGAAAGAAGCTCGGCTGAAGCGCATGGAGTCACCCACCACGGCACGAACCGCCGTGACTGCCGAAGCTGACCCGGACGATTTCGACTCTGCCTTTGAGGCGGAGGCCAAGAAATATAAGATGCAGTAAAAACCCGGCACCCCGTAGGGGGCCGAATCTTGTGGGATAACAACCCACCAGGAGGTCCATAACATGAGTGTTTATGGCGACATTACCCCCCGTACTGCGGGCAAGGCGATGCCGGGATTCCTGATGCGGGCACTGCCGTATCTGGTTCTCGAAAAATACCTTGACCTGAAACCCCTCCCCTCCAACAGCACCAAAGTAGCAATCTTCCGCCGTTACGAGGCGCTGGCAAAGGCCACCACGCCGCTGGTCGAAGGCGTCACCCCTGTCGGCAAGAACATGACGTACACTGATGTTCAGTGCACACTCCAGCAGTACGGTGATTACGTCACCCTGACCGACCAGATTGCCGACTTCCATGAAGACCCGGTTCTTCAGGAGTACGTGGGCATTACCGCTGAGCAGGCTGCTCAGACCCTTGAGACACTGCGCTACAACGTCCTCAAGGCCGGTTCCAACGTGTTCTATGCCAACAAGGTCGCCGGTCGCGATTCCGTCGTCACCGCCATCTCCCTGGGCGATCAGCGCCGCGTGACCCGCGCCTTCAAGCGCCAGAACGCTGCTTACATCACCAAGAAAACCGCCAGCACCCCGAACTACGGCACCGTCGCGGTTCGCGCCAGCTACATCGGCCTGGTCCATCCTGACCTTGAAAACGACATCCGTGCCCTGACCGGGTTCAAGGACGCCGTGGACTACGGCGCTTCCCAGGCTGCTGATGAGTTCGAGATTGGCACCGTCGAGGACGTGCGCTACATCCGCTCCACCATCTTCGAGTCCTTCGCAGATGCCGGCGGCAACAAGGGTACGATGGTATCCACCAGCGGCGTCAAAGCCGACGTGTACCCGATCATCTACCTGGCCGCTCACGCTGCCGCATCCGTTCCGCTCAAGGGCAAGAACGCCATCACCGCCCCCATCGTGCGTAACCCGGGCACCATCAGCGACTCCGACAAGCTCGGTCAGCGCGGCCATGTGGGCTGGAAGGCTTACTTCGGCTGCGTGATTTTGAACCAGTTGTTTATTAGCCGTTTGGAATGTGGTGCCACCGAGCTGTAATCTCTAACCCCTACCAGAGGGGCTTCGGCCCCTCTTCCAAGGAGATACATCATGTCCAAAGCAATTTGCCTTGGGGATGTCGGCTCCGCTGCCCTGCGAAACCTGAGATATACAGACCCGGCCTCGCCCTCACAAGGGGCGGGGCTTTTCAGGTAGGAGGCAGACATGGCCCGAAAGAAGAAAGTCGAAGAAGTCGCAGAAGAGACTCCTGTGGTTGAAGAAGCCCCTGATGAAGTGGTTGTTGAGGCGGAAGAAGCCCCCGTGGTCTACACCGTCACCCTTAAAGGCAGCATCGGCTCCCAGTTCCACGGCTCGGTGAACGGAGCCAACTTCGTCTACCCCTGTGGCATTGAACTGGAAGTCCCTGAACATATCTACCACGCCGTCAAGGCGCATCTCGCATAAAGAAAGGCACCACCCATGGCAAAGGAAGCCACGCTCGATCTCGGTCTGGATGATGTTCAGCCGGTAGCAAAAAACACGAAGCATACGCTCTATAAGGGCAAGCTCGAATACGCACCCCCGTTCTACACCGTCAACATTGCTCACGTAGAGCATCTGCCTGAGTTCGAGGTCATCAGTGTCAACGGTGAGGCAATCCAGCTTCGTCGTGGCGAGGACGTGCCGAACGTCCCTCACGCCTATATCGAAGTCCTGAAACACGCCGTCGCCTCCCGACAGGTGACGAAAATCCGCCCGGATGGCACTGAGTATTACGAGTGGGTGCCATACCCTGCCATCCCCTATCAGATCGTCGAAGGTCCGTACCAAACCCGCAAGGAGCCGTAAGACATGACCCGTGCCGAACTCCTCGAAGAGACACGCCAAGTAGTAGGGGACACCCTATCGCCTTATGCCTGGTCCGACAGTCGTTTGGTGGCGTGGCTCTCTGAGGGGCAGGACACGTTCTGCCGCATGACCGGCTTCTGGCAGGACGCTTCCAGTTACACTCTCACCACCGTTCTTGACCAACTGGACTACGCGATTCCCAGCAGGATCATTTCTATCAAGTCGGTGTGGGACGGCGATCGTCAACTGATTGACGGTTCAGGCAAGACATTCAGCGAGACGGACTTCTCCGACACCACGGCGCAGCGCCCACTGCATTACCGCATGGGCAAGGAGACGGGCAAGCTGACCCTGTTCGAGCCGCCACTGGCCGGCATCACCCTGGCCCTGCGGGTTCATCGAAAGAGCCTCAGCCCCCTCACGCGCAAGTCCAGTACCGTCACGCTCGGCGGCACGTTTCACGCCGGGGATACGATTCTCGTTACGATAAACAGCAATCTGTTCTCATACACTGTGCAGGCGGGGGACATCAACCTCGCTGGGGCGGCAACCAGTCTCGGGGCGTTCATCGCCGCCGATACGGCCTTCTCAGTCGTGGTGTCCGGGCAGTCAGTCAGCATCGCGTCGGCAGACGCAGCGGTGTCAACGTACACCACCGCCCAAGTCACCGGCATCGGTGCCTCCATCGGGGTCACGGTTTCCAACAGCTACAGTTCCGACCCGGAAATCCCGGAGGAGATGCACAACGCACTTATCGAGTACGCTGCGTACAAGGCTTACGGGGATCATGATCGGGAACTACAGGACCCAATCAAGGCGCGGGACCACTACGCCAACTTCATGCTCTACGTCAAGCGCGGACTGTCGATGCACCGGGCGCTCACCGGGGACTACCCGAACGTGCTGCCGGACCCGCTCTACGTCGTCTAAATCCACAAGTCAGAAAGGCGCAGGGCGTAGCTCGTAAGTCGCAATGAGGATTTTTACAGATGCCAGCCGCTTCCTTCCCCTTCCTCACCATGAACAACGTCGCCGATCCGGCCGACCTGGACCCGGCCAAGGGGGAGTGCGTCGATCTGATCAACGTGGACGTTGACAGCCGGGGCGGCGTGACGGTCCGCGATTCGCTGATAGCGGGGCTGCTGGCCCAACCTGTAACCGAGATCATGGGGAGCCGCAATTACTGGGCCGTGGGCAATACGGTCTACTGCTCCCGGGCCATGGATGACGACGAAGATCAGCGCTTCAGTATCGTCATCTCCCTGGACGACATGATCACCATGATCCGCCGGGTGGACGGCGGTTTATATGTAGGCTCCACCACGGAGCTGCATTTCCTGGGTGGGACTGACCCCCAGGCGGAGGGCTTCACCGACGGGTGGACCCTCCCCTACGGGGTCATACTCGGCACCGGCTGCCACGTTCGCGGAGAACTGGTGCCGGCCGCCAGGATGATGGGCAACTGCTGTATCTTCGCCTCCCACCGGGGGGTGATCGTGGGCGGACCGGGTGGGCAGATCGTCAATCTCTCCCAGGGCAAGGTCTCCTACGAGTACGGCCTGTACGGCACAGCCATGGTACGGGAGAAGAACGGCCAGGCCCACTACCTCTTCACCACATCTAACATCAACTCGGCGCATAACGCACGAACCGAGGCAATTTAAGCAAGGAGTCCATCGCTATGAGTGTGCAGATATCCACAAAACTCGCCAACCTGATTGCCAGCGGCCAGGATGTCCGATCAGCAATAGGAAATTTTAAACGCCTGATCTACTCCGGCACCAAACCGACCACTGCCGACGCGGCCATCAATGGGACGCTGCTGGCAACGCTCACCAAAGACGGCGCCGCGGCCACGTTCGAGACCAGGCCCGTGTGGGCCATTACCATCGCCGGCGCCATGGGCGGCACGGTCACCGTCAAGATGGGCGGAGCCCCGATCCACACCGCTGTCACCAGCGCCACCGACGCCACCACCACGGCGACGGCCCTGGCCGCTGCCATCAACGCCACCACCATCAAGCCGTTCGCCGGTTTCACCGCATCGGCTTCAGGCGCCGTGCTATCCGTCGTCGGCCCGGTGGGCTCGGGGGCGTCGCTCAACGCCCTGGTCTGCTCGACTTCGGTCACCGACTTGGTCACCGCAACCGTGGCCTCGGCCGGTCTGCCCGACGGCAACAACGGCACCACACTGGGGGTGGATGCGGTGAACTGCTGTGATTTCGACGCCCGTTCCGTGGCCGGTGTGCTGAGCTCATCGCAGACCTGGAAGGATTTGTCGGCCGATGCCGGCGGAACCGCCACCTGGTACCGGGATGTGTATTCCGATTCCGATACCGGCGTCGCCTCCACCGCCTTCCTGCGCAGGCAGGGGAGCATCACTACCACGGGCGGTGGAGGTGACATGGAACTGGGGTCTACCCAGATCACTGCCGGTACTCCGGTGCAGGTAACTGGTGCCACATTCACGGTCAGCCCGTAACCCGACATGGCAGAAACACTCTCCATAGCCGAATACTCTCTCGGATACGTGACTATCACCGGAGCCTCCGCGGAGGTTCTGGCGTCGTTCACTGAGTCGTCCAGCGGTATGGCGGCAATTGCCGGTACGTCGGTTGAGGGTCTGAGCCTGTCGGAGTATGCGCAGGGGTCCCTGTCGATTCTGGGGACCTCCGCCGAGGGGGTGGGCTTCCGTGAGCGGTCTGCGGGGGCGTTGTTAGGTCGGTCGGCAGAGTCGATACTGTTTTCGGAAACGGTGCGCGGATTCTCCCCCATCTCCGGTACGAGCCGAGGGGAACTCGTTTTCTGGGAACACTGCCGTGGCATCGTGGCGGAACCTACCCCCAACGTTACGCCCACCCCCGGCGCCGATCCGGCGGACGAGGAAACTACTGCCTGGTGCGTCAACCTGACCACTGGGGGGCACTCTCGCTATGTTGGGGCACTGGACGGCAGCCTCACGGATGTCGTGGGGCAGGTTGTTACCGCAGTGACTCAGATGGGAGTAGACCGAGCCAAGCACGTCCACGATCTCTATATCCACGGTCGCCTGACAGCTGACTTGACCGTTACCAGCATCGTCGATGAGCAGACGCGACACTCGTATACAATTCACGAGGACGGCAATTCCGGGCTGCATCAGCAGCGGCTCAAACTGGCGCGGGGTGTGCGCGGAACCGACTGGCAGTTCTCCGTTTCCGGCACGGGATTCAGCCTCAAGTCCATCGAGGTTCCACCGGTCGCATCCGCGAGGACGAAATGATGGATATCCGCCCCACCAGTGACGCAGCGGTGGATTACGTCTGGTTCGGCCGCAACTGCCTAGAGCAGGCCCGGCGTTCCGGTTTCGGTGGTGCCAAGGCCATCCGCGACGGCCGGTGGCTTGTGATCTGCAAGTACACCCTCCACCACGCGACCCTAATCACCCTCTCCCAGGGGGATTTCACCATGCACCCCCGCAGCGGCCGCCTCGCCAAGCTCCCCTACTGGAATACCGATTACGAAAAGTTCACCCTCGCCGGCATCAATGGCGGGGGCTGGGCTCAGTCCGGTGAAGGGTTCTCCGAGCTGGCCGCCCGCTCCCCCTACCCTCTGGTGGATAACGATCACGGGACGTTCGTGGTCAGCATCGACGGCGAAGATCTGGAGGTGGAGTGGGCAGACTCCGCCTCGGAAAATTACGGAAACATCTGGTGGTCTGGCACGGGGGACGAGCCGAGCGTGCTCTCCTGGAAGGGGCCGCCGTCGATCCAGTTTCCCATCGGGGCGGAATACACCATTCCGGGGCTGACCATGGAGGTGCCTAGCGGTAATTCCGTGTTCGGTTGTTTCATCTACAGCTACGGCGCACGGCTATGTCACGGGCCGTCATGGTATCCCGACGAGCCGGAGCGCACCCTGATCGTAGGGGCCTGCTACGCCACGGACGAGGCCAAAAAGCGCTGGCTGGTGGCCGTGACGGTAACCCACAAGGGGAGCGCCCATGTACTCCAGGTATGGCGGTCTGAGGATACCGGAAAGACCTGGCAGTTGCTGAATGAGTTCCCCTCGCTTCGGGCCGCGGTAACGGCGTTCATCTCCCAGGACGGGCGCCGCTTCGTGTACGGCGGCCAGCTGTATCAGATCGACGCCGCAGTCTCTTCAGTGGTGGCAGGAGCGAAGATACCTACCAGTACGACCGGCACCCGCACAATTCAGGGCGCTGGCGGGTACGGAAGCACGTACAGTTACGAGGGTGTGCGGCACATCTGGCCGTTATTGTCTAAGGAAACAGGGGAACTGGTTTACACCACGATCAAGGAAGAGGCGGCATTTGGCGGAACTGGTAGTGGAGACACTAAAAATCAGACGGCACAGGTTCCTGTATATCGAGGTAACCCAGCAACTGCTGTAACTATACGCGGGAGCTTCGATGCTGGATTCACTTTTGTCGCTGTATCTTCTGGTGATTATTGTTCAATTCAGTGGTCTGGTGTGGATAGATACCAGGGGACGACTGCGTGGAAAGCCGCTCCTGATGGATGCAATACTGACTTTACTGTGTCGGTAACTCTTATGCCGCAGGGAGTTTCTGACACCTACACGCATACAGCAGAACAAGAGGACATGACTGTCTCAGGGCCTGCCTCAGCATCTGTAGGAACTCAGTATTCAGCCAACCATGCTATTGCACCAGTTACGTGGTCTGTCAGTTCGGGAGCGATAAATGATAATGGACAGATTACGGAACTTGGTTGCGATCCAACTATTACCGCAACTGATTTTTGTGGAAGAACGGCGTCACTGCCCACTACAAATGTGAAAATTATAAGCGGTCCTGACGTAGCGACACTTGGTGCGCAATACAGTGTATCCGGTGCGTCAGGGAAAGTCACCTGGGCTATTAGTGCTGGGACAATTAATGCGGAAACTGGCGTTATTACTAAAACATCTTGTGGAACCATTACAATAACAGTGACCGATTCTTGTGGTGCAGCTAATAAGGTAGTGCGAGGAGTTAAGGGAAGTTGGGTTCTAGTAGATTACTTTAGATCTGATGCAGCATTGTGTACTTGCGGTGCTCCTTCTATTTGCACAATATACACAAGTCCGGCTAGGCGTATTTACTATTTTTCATACTGCTGCTCCTACAAGGAAGGAGGCAATTGCGCACCAGCAGGCGGAGCTATTGATACTGGAGGTGGCTGTAATGTATGTAATGAAGCTTGTGGCTGTGGCGAATACGAACGACATAACTACATATACTACTACGACGTCTACGAGTTTAAATGTTCTTGAGGTAATCAATGAAAGCGCCAGATATTACCGACAAAAATCATCCTTTAAATGTGTTTAAGTCTCTTGGAAAGTATGACCCTGATACCGGATTTGTGCCGTATGTGGAAGGGACTGAGGTTTCTGTTACCGACGAAGAAGTTTTAGTTCACCGTAAAACCGCCAAGTGTGGTTCTTGCGGTGGTGGTAAGGTGCGCTAATGGCTTGCGACTGTGGCAGTTATATAGACTGTGGTGACAAATTTCTGGAAATCGCTACCTACGATGACAGTAATGAGTTCAGTCATAACGTCTCGCATACCTCAACGTCTGACGATGCGCTAGGTTTTTATCAGAAGACAGAGCGGTTATTCACAGTATCGTATGGTTTCGACAGATCAATCTCTCCGGGATACGTGATGACTGGCTGTTCTTCTGACGGCACACCTTATATCTGCGACCGCTCCAACGAGGCAATAGCTCACGCAACAGTCAACGAGCACTGCATTAGGGAGTCGAATGTCCCGATGTACTGGGATCGGCAGCGTGATATCTATGTCTGGAAGCATATCCAAGAAGAACTTGACTTCTCCGTCACCTCCAGCAAGACAGCACAATTCAGGATGAAGTGGGGAACGTCCAGGCTGAGCAAAGTATGTATCCCGACCAGCGTTCGAACCAAAGGTGTCGAGCAGTTTATTATGGTGAGAAAAGGTGAGAAAGTCATACTGGCCGAAGTTTCTTATGACTACAACCCTTTTCCGATAAATGACGTAGCTGGAGGTAACTGGGGACTGTACGGTAATGTGGTAAATAACGCCAGTTCTCCTGACACTGAAGACGTTGCCTGCATTCTGGTATTCCCGACACCTCCCAAACTGGCCATGTGTCAGGATAACGATTGCCTGTATTACGGTTTCTACGACTACAACGCAGTAGAGGGTGGTTTCATAGAGAATTCGCTTCCTAAGGATGACGGCGGAAAGGATTATTTTTACCCCTACTGGTGCAGGTCGATGCCGGCTGACCCACTCTGGAGACATGTGGCTGATACGAGGTACGAGGTAATTTACACTGGAGCCAAGACGGAAACAGGCGGCTCAGTATCTGAGGGCCTGAATCTGGAGGGAACTGCGAGTTGGGCACCGTCTACCCCTACGGTCTACCCCTGGCCGATAGGTTCATTGGCGCTGGACAGCAAGGAGCAGTTCATTGCCTCGATGGTCTTACAGTTTGGAGATCATGCCGGCGGTAAAGGCATTGTTCACAACGAGTCCAACATAAGTGATTTGTTTGCCGCTATTAGAGCAGGTGGTGCTCCACTGAATGGTCGTTACTCAGCACTATTCCCGGTGACTCCGTTATGAGCGATTGGAGCGATACGCAGTGGTTTACTGCCGGTGATATCGGAGCTGTCGTAGCGAACACAACAGCAGTGACCAATGCCGGAGAAACCGACGCGACGACAAACATCTGGTCAGGCGATTCTGGTGCCGGCTCATCAACAGCCGACTATACGGAAGATGCTGAAACCTCCGCAACTGGCGGCTCTGGTATAACTCCAGCAATCACTGTTGTGACCGATTACTGGCTGAGAGCAGAAACTGGTGAAATAGTAACTGATGAATCAGGGGCATCCCTATCTTTGGAGAGTGTGTAATGCCTAAAATTTCTGATCTTGATTATGTAAGCGAGATTGACGCCACATCATATCTGCTGGGAGTGAAGGGTGGGTCAACTGTCAGGTTTCCAGCCAGCGTACTGCAAGGTGAAGCTCCTGTCGTCAATACCACTTTTATCGGTCAAGGAGATACGCCCAGCAGTTATGCAGGACAGGCCGGTAAGATGGCGGCTGTGAATGAGGCAGAAGATGCTTTGGAGTTTATTGACGCCCCTACAAGCCTTCCTGCTGGAGGAACAGCCGGGCAGGTGCTCACGAAAAACAGTGCTACGGACGGGGACGCTGGATGGGCTGCGGCGAGCGATGGGACAACTAAGCAGATAATAGACCTAACCAGCGCAACATCCGATTACCTTCTAGGTGTGGGAGAGACAGCAAAGATAACGTATACATCTGCAACGAGCGTTCCACTGCATATTGCTACGCAAGAAGGGTTATATGAATTCACTATCTCTGGTAATTTAAGTACGACAGTTGCAAATGATAATAATATATCCGTACTGCCTAATAATACAACATACTCTGCACAATTTACTGAGGTGGGATATAAGATATCTAGTGGCAATAGTTCAGCAATAGTTTTAGACGCTAATACAAACCAATTTAATACAGCCTGGTCTAATGCAGTAAGTGCGAATTTAAGCATCAGCACTAAAACCACGGCTAAAACTTTACAAGGAACTGTGCTTAATAAACGCGTTAATGGCACTACAGAGCATTTTACTATAAGTTCATTTTGGAACAATACATCAACTGCGTGGACTTCTTTAGGAACTATCACCTTTCCATTTGCACAATCTGGTATTATCGTAATTAAACGAATCGCATGATTACCTTTACGCCGTGGGTACTACGAGGTTACTCCGGCAAGACCTGGCAGGTATACGTCGAGATCACTAAAAGCCTTAATATTTCAAAACTGATCGAAGTCAAAAAAAGATTAAACAATCCACCAGTTACCGGCCTGGTACTGGTGGAAAACAGTTCCCCAGCAATCAAGCGGCTGGGATGGGAGAAACTTTGCGATGGAATCTGGTATCGGTATTTTGAGTAAGATTTTCGCGGCCTACATCATAACCTGCGTGGTGACGGCGTCCAGCCTATTCGGACCGCTACGGGAGAGGGTCAAGCGCGCAACCCCCTGGCTGGTGATCGGCGAAAGTAAGCATCCCATCGAGTGTCGGTTGTGCCTCGGTTTCTGGGTGTCGCTGCTTGTTTGCCTCTGCACTTCGCCCCCCGAACTTATAACGATCAACGTCCTGCCGGTCTATGGCGCGTCCTATTTTCTCGCAACTCAGGAGAGGTAACATATGACGATTTCAATGTCTGAAATGTGGAACAGCAACTTTGGCCTGATTGGTGATGTCAAGACCAGGGCGTTCAACGCTATGAGCCAGCTGGAGTCCCAGGCTCTGTCGTCCGCCAATACGATCTATCATTGGGCAACCACGGCGTTCGACACACCCAACCTGACCTACATCGATGTATCCGCTCTGCCTACCGTAGCTGATATTATGGCCGGCGTGCAGGACATCACCCCCGATCCGTTCCCCGCACCTCCGGAGGCGGGAGAGATCGAGAAGTACAAAAGACACGTTTGGGAAGACACACACCTGGACCAGCTGCAAACCGTGCTCATGGCTATGGTGGAGGCGGAGGGGATGCCGACCCAAGCCCATCAGGACGCCATCTTTGATCAGGATAAGGAACGCAAACAGCGGGCACTGGCGGATTCCATCGATATCATCAAGGCCCAGACCTCGGGCCGGGGGTTCAAGTACGCCAACGGCCAGACCAATGCCGCTATCCTCGACCTGATGCAGAAGCACCAGTATGATCTGGAGAACCAGACCCGGGATATCACGAAGCTGTGCGAGGAGTGGGCACGACAGAACTTCCAATTTTCCATCCAGCAAGGGCTTTCGGTCGAGCAGATGCACATGGATTTCGCCTACAAGTATTCGTCCATCTACCGCGAGCTGTACACCACCCTGCTGACTGCGGTGCTGGATAAGTACCGCACCCAGATCCAGGTCGAGTTGGAGAAGCTGGAGGCCAACATCAAGGCCGTCATGGTCCGTGCCGAAGCCTACAAGGCCAACGCCGACATCTCCTCGGTAGCCGGAAAGCTCCAGCTGGACAAATATCAGCTGGACATCCAGCAGAATTTGGGGGTGTTCAACGGCAGCATCACCAGTCTGCATAACAGCACTACGCGTTCGCTGAACGCCGCCACCGCCTACGCCAACACCACCAGCGGACTTATTCAGGCCACGACCAACAACGTGCTGGGAGTTTACAACGAGAAGAGTTCCTGAAGTTCTCAATAATAAGGTTGCATTAATAGTATGAAGGTGCTATGACGTGAGGCACCTAGGAGGTGTAGGATGGCCGGACGCTTTTACATAGACCCGCAGGGCAACATTACCGCGAACAGACCGATGACGTTGCAGGAGAACTA